ACCGTCAAATGGGTCAAGCACAAACGGTTCAAGCTCGTCGTGAAACTTTTGTGTGATATTCGGTTGCCAACGCACGATCTTTCGCGGTATTCTTTTGGGAAGATGGACGGGGACCTCTTTCTTAACCCAGTTATCAAATACTCCCTTGGGTGCGATAACTAACACGGCGTTGATCTTCTTGGCTTCGTATAGAATGCCGATAGTATCAATCGCTACTTTTGTTTTACCAGTACCCATTTCCATGAACAGCGCATAATAAGGCGCGGCCCACGAATCACGGATCACGTCTCTCTGGTGATCAAAGGGTTCTGTTTCAAATTTGTAGTCTTTCAAAATAATTCCTCTTGTGGTTGACATTTCTAGGATAATGTTTAATATACGCATTTGTCAAGGCCAGACATGGTCTTTAAACACGAAAGGAGGAACTATGGACTTGACAGCGTTAATGGAGCAGGAATCAAAACCGAAAAGTTCGGTGGAGAGCCTGAGCCAAGATGGACTCAAAAGTGTAGCAGACACTGCAACTAAGATCAGAGACAAAGAAAACTTGATTGCAGAGTTAGAAGAAAAGTTGTCAGCAGAAAAGAAAGCTTTACTTAAACTGACTGACGAAGATTTACCGGGCATGTTTCTAGAATTAGGTTTGAATAAGCTGGAGCTTGAAGATGGTTCGACCGTCGAGGTGAAGCAAACGTATGGCGCTTCTATCAAAGTCGATAATCGTCCAGCCGCTTACGATTGGCTTCGTGATAACGGCTATGATGACATTATCAAGAACACCGTCGCTTGTTCATTCGGCAGGGGAGAGGATGAAGTTGCAAAACGTTTTGCAGAGTTCGCCTCGCAGCAGGGCTTCGATGCTCAGACTAAAACAGATGTTCACCCACAGACTCTCAGGGCTTTCATCAAGGAACGGGTTGAGGCTGGTGATGAATTCCCAATGGAATTGTTTGGAGCTTGGGTAGGACAACGTGCAACCATCAAGAAAGGTAAAAAGTAATGGCTAAGACCGAAGTAGCAAAGCAAAAGCAGAACGGCGTGACCGTTTTCGATCCATCCATCTTTGAGGCTGATGCTGGCAAAGGAATGGAGAACGTCGGGCAAGAGGATCTTGCACTACCGTTTATTAAGGTACTATCAGGTAATGATCCAGTACTTGATGAAAACGAGGAGGCTCGCAAGGGTGACATTTACAATACCGTTACTGGGAAAATCTACAAGGGTAAGACAGGTATACGGGTTATTCCTTGTGCTTATCAGCGTCGGTTTATCCAGTGGGCTCCACGTGGTAGCGGGACCGGCGCACCTTCAGCTATCTACACACCTCAAGATGAGAGACCAAAGACCGAAAGGTCCCCTGACGACAACAAGGATTATGTAGTCGGCACTAATGGTGAGTACATCGAGGAGACACACCAGCACTTCGTAGTCGTATTAAACGATGACGGCACTGCTGAAACTGCGTTGATTGCAATGAAGTCAACACAGCTTAAGAAGTCTCGTAAGTGGAACTCGATGATGGCCTCTCGTGTGATGCAAGGTGCCAATGGCGCATTCACGCCACCTCGGTACAGCCACATCTATCTTTTGAAAACAATCCAAGAAGAAAACTCAAAGGGTTCTTGGCACGGTTGGGAGATGTCGCTTGAAGGTCAGATCGAAGACGCGGCTCTTTACACTCAGGCTAAAAAGTTTTCTGAGGACATCCTTGCCGGAGACGTTGTAGTCAAGCATGTTGGTGAGACGGATGATAGCAATGGAGATTCAATACCATTCTAATCATCGGAGGGCGGGGCAACCCGCCCGACCAACGTGGGAGACTCTATGTCAGTTGAAAAATTTGCAACTATCTTTGAAGGACTGAAATCCGCATACGGATTCTTCAAGATAGAAAAAGAAAAAGCCAATGGCAAAAAAGCGGGGAGAGCGGGTGTTATCCGCGAAGAACCTACGCTAAAATTATTTGAAGACCACATCGAGGGGAAAGATGGTCTTGGCATTATCCCAATTAACGAACAGGATTCTTGTAAGTGGGGTTGCATTGATATCGATCAGTACCCGCTCGACCATGCGGCACTCGTTAAAAAAATACGCGATCTCAAGATCCCTCTTGTCGTCTGCCGATCTAAGTCTGGCGGGGCGCACTGCTTTCTATTTAGTAATGAATGGGTCTCAGCTCAAGACATGCAAAAAGCCCTTAAGAATATATCTGCGGCTTTGGGTTATGGCGAAAGCGAGATTTTCCCGAAACAAATTCGATTACATTTAGATCGCGGAGATGTTGGTAACTTTCTAAACCTACCTTACTTCAACCGTGAGGACGGATTACGTTACGCGTTCCTCGACGACGGTACGTCAGCCACGCTCGATGAGTTCTACGAACTATACGATAAGTTTGTACAAACCCCAGAAGAGATCACAAAGCTACAACAGATCAGCGAGGCCAAAGAAACAAAACTCTTGGCCGACGGACCACCGTGTTTACAGATACTGAGCAGACAAAAAATATCTGAAGGTGGTCGTAACAATGGGTTGTTTAACATGGGTGTGTACTTACGCAAGGCTCACCCTGACTCGTGGGAATCAGAAATATTAAAATACAACTCTGATTTCTTCGCACCACCTCTTCCATTGGGAGAGGTCAATATAGTAGCAAAACAACTTACGAGGAAAGACTATGCGTATAAGTGTGGTGATGCTCCTATTAATGCTTATTGCAATAAAGACCTGTGTCGGACACGTAAGTTTGGTATCGGAGCCGCCGCCGCGGGAGCAACGATTGCTAACTTACGAAAGTACAACGCAACTCCACCACTTTGGTTCTTAGATGTAGACGGGGAGCCGTTGGAATTAGACACGGATGGGTTGATGAGCCAAGGTGCTTTCCAGAAAGCTTGCCTTGAGCAACTCAACTTCATGCCCCGCACGATGAAGAAACAAAACTGGGAGGGGCGCATCAGTGGTCTTTTGGCAGAGATGAAAGACAACGAAGGCGCGATTATCGAAGTGTCACAGGACGTGACCTCGGTCGGACAGTTCTACGATTACTTGGAAGAGTTTTGTACGAACATGCACCAAGCGCAAGACAAAGAAGAAATCTTATTGCGTCGCCCTTGGACAGACGATGAACACGACCTTACTTACTTTAGGTTGAAAGACTTTGAAGATTACCTAAAGAAGAACAAGTTTTTTGAGTTCAAGCGCAACAAGATTGGTAAGTACATCAAAGATATTCAGGGCGAGAACATAGTCATGAACATCAAAGGAAAATCAGTGCGGGTTTGGAAGATACCTAGATTCCAGAACCAAGAGATACAGGTCAGCATACCTAAGTTTAAACAGAAGGAGTCACCGTTTTGAATCCAGAACAACGTGATAAACGCATTTACGAAATGCACACCCAAGAACATCGAACGCTTACCGCAATTGGTAAACACTTTGGCTTGACCAAAGAGCGTGTACGACAAATTGTAAACAAGCACCGCGATGTTCAGGATCTTCGGACCCCCAGGAACGGGTAAAACAACAACCCTTCTAAACATGGTGGACAAAGCACTCTCCGAGGGTATGGACCCTAAGGAGATTGCCTTCCTCGCGTTTACGAAGAAAGCCGCAACGGAAGCGAAAGAACGTGCGGCGGCTCGCTTTGGGTTGAACCCGAAGACGGACCTGTTGTATTTCCGAACTCTACACAGTCTTGCACTCACGCAAACGTCTATTAGTTTGGAGAGCGTGATGAGTGATCAACACTACCGAGAGTTGGGTCGTCGCATTGGGATCGAACTTAACGGATCACGGAACACGGACCTTGATGACGATATATACACCATAGCCAATAAACAGAATCCGATTGTCACGCTAATCAATCTGGCTCGTGTGAAGAAAGTACCCTTGCGACAAGAGTACAACCGAAGCAACTTATCCATGCCGTGGGGTGAAGTCGATTATGTAGATCGAGCCTTGAAAAGCTACAAAGAAACGATGGGGCTTTATGACTTTACTGACATGCTCCAAATGTTTATTGACGAAAGTGACAAGTGTTGCCCACGTTTTAAACTGACCTTCCTAGATGAAGCACAAGATTTGTCACCACTTCAATGGGATATCGCACACATTTTGTCAAAACATTCGGAACGGATGTACGTTGCGGGCGATGATGATCAGGCCATTTACAGATGGGGCGGTGCGGACGTGGATCACTTCATCAGTCTAAACAGTCAGTCTGAAACACTACAACAATCGTACCGTGTGCCGAGTTCCGTGCACCGTCTTGCGGAGAACGTGGCAAGTCGTATCTCTGGCCGATTCCCAAAGACATATCTACCGCGTGAAGAAGAAGGTGCGGTTGTTCGCATCAACGGTATTGAATCATTAGATATGTCTGAGGGTGAGTGGTTAATTCTCTCGCAAGCGGGGTATCACCTACAGGCTATTGCGACGGACCTCAAGTCTGGCGGTTATCTATTCAACTATCGCGGCTCACGGTCCATTAACGAAAAGATATCTGACGCTGTGCGTGGTTGGGAAACGTTACGCAAGGCCAAAGAGATTTCTGGAGACATTGCGCGTAAGATATACGGCTACATGTCAATCAACAAAAGAATTCAACGCGGGTTTAAAAAGCTCCCCGCTCTCGACGATACCGATCTTGTTACGTTTGATCAGCTAGTCAACAACCACGGGTTATTGGCGAGCAAGGACATGATTTGGTCAGAGGCGATGGACAAGCTACCCGAGACAGATCGTGCGTACATCACCGCATTGTTGCGGCGTGGTGAGAAGTTCACGGGAGTGCCTCGGATTACAGCGTCCACGATCCACGGCTCAAAGGGCGGTGAAGCGGACAACGTTGTACTGCTCACGGACCTGAGTCCGGCGGCTGAAATGGAAATGAGAATTAACCCTGACGATACACACAGGGTTTTTTACGTTGGTGTTACGAGAACTAAAAAGAACTTGTACATCGTTGATCCACAAGATATGTCTAGGAGTTACAACTTATGAACTGTTGGCATTGCAATCATGAATTAATTTGGGGTGCAGACCATGACCTTGACGAAGAGGATGAGAATTTTTTAATGGTCACGAATTTAACGTGCTCCAATTGTGGGGCTTATGTAGAAGTTTATTTACCAAAACACCGAGAGGAAACAGATGGAGAAGAACTACGTGGTTGATTACAGCCAGTTTTATTTAGAAGCAAAGAAACAATTCAAAGCAGTAGAGGATGCTGTCAATAAGAAGGACTACTCTAAGGCAGAGAAACACGCCATGAATGCAATGGTCGAGATGAAACTTTTGTGGAATAGCTTACAAATGCTTAAGGAAAAAAACAGAGAATTGTGGGAGAAACATGATAAACAGGACTGATTTATTAGTAAAAGCTAACCAGCTTATCAAAGGTGACCGTGCAAAGGACTATGGTGACGCATACGAAAATCACGATAGAATAGCTGATGGGTGGAACGTCATAGCAAAGTCTGCATTAGATACTCATGGAAGGATCACACCATCGCACGTCGCTTTAATGATGGATTGGGTAAAGACCGCAAGGCTACTCAACACGATCAATCACGAAGACTCATGGGCCGACAAAGCGGGGTACACGGCCCTCGGTGCGGAATTCTCAGCGAAAGATCTCAAATAAAAGGAGTACGTTATGGCGGGGAATTTGCAAATGGCGATGTTCGCTCCAAAATCAGAGTGGATACCACCGACAGAGTTACCAGATATTACAACCGCAAAAAAAATTGCAATCGACGTAGAAACGAGAGATCCAAATATCAAGACTAACGGGCCGGGGTGGGCAACGGGTGATGGGGAGGTCGTAGGCTATGCCGTCGCCGTA